CTGGTTCAGTGGATTCTGGTTCTGTGGATTCTGGTTCTGTGGATTCTGGTTCTGTGGATTCTGGTTCTGTGGATTCTGGTTCAGTGGATTCTGGTTCAGTGGATTCTGGTTCAGTGGATTCTGGTTCAGTGGATTCTATATTATTTTTAAAATTATCATTAATTAAATATTCCATGTTGGATTGAGTTGCAATTTCGTTCGTTTTTATTTGTATAGGAATCCATTCTGAAATAACTTGTTGAGATAAAAATTTTAAACCACAGAATTTTAATAAACAAATAACTTTATTATTCTCATTAAGATTTGTAATACTTACATTATTTTTATCATAGATTGAACAATCTATTTTATTTTTAGTAACCGGAACCTTTAATTTTAATTTAGGATTATTTTTATGTTTAAGAGGAGATGTATAAAATTCTTCTACAATATCTAATGGGAATTCTTTATTAAACCAACTATTACTTTCTTTATGAATTTTAAGAATATTATTATCATCGAAATTACTTAAAAATTCATAAAATTCGTTATTTTCTTCATTAGAAATATCAAGATCTAATTCTATATAGCATCTTGTATCTAATTTTACAATATTAGTTATATTTGTTAGCATAGGTGTTTTGATATAAATTTCATTTCCTTTATATTGTGCAAAACTATAATAACTACCTTTTATCTTTTCAGGTTTCTTAAGTTCTATCTGGTTAATATCTATATTCCTATAGTCTGTAATTGTAATGCTCATTATTTTAATAGACCAAAAATTTATGTTTTATTAAACGCTAATATTTATTTGTTGTGCTTTAATTTTGTAGTGTATAACATCATTATATATCCAAACTTTATCTATAATAATTTCTGAATCCAAATAGATACCTTTGGTAATTTTATAAAAATTAAAAAAACTATTATTCTGTTTTACTTCAGTTGTAATTTTGTCCTTATATTTTTTAATTTTTAAACAAATCATAGTATCATATTTTTCACTATATCTAATTTGTGAATTAATTTCTTTATTTAACTTGGTTTTTATCAAATTTTCTATATTCTGTATAAATTGTTCAAATTTATCTAATTCATTATTAAATTCTTTATCTCTAGATTTCCTGAGTTGAACGTTCAAAAAGTAATCTTTATCCGTCTTATCAACACCAAAGGGGAGATATAGTTTGGGTGTTTTAATAATTAGTTTTTTAATGACATTTTTGCTATTTTTATAAGAAATATTATGATTATCATCAATTGTAATATTCTCTATTAAAATTTGATTATAGTTCATACTAAAATACAATTATTTTCTATAAATATTTATTAAAAATTTTTATGTAGCTATATATAATGTCTGATTTATTTGTAAAAAATATACAGAATTGGATTACATTAGATAATAACATTAAAAGAATAAATAAGGGATTAAGAGAAATTAAGAACAAAAAAAATGTATTAGAAAGGGATATAATAACATTTGCTAGTAGTAATAATCTAAATAACAAGGTTCTTAATCTAAATGAAACAAAATTAAGATTTGATGTTAGTACATCATATCCATCTATTTCTATAAAATTACTCAGAGAAGTTTTAGAAGAAACTATAGAAGAACCAGAAGGTATTGAGGTTATCATGGATAGAATTTCTAAAAAAAGAGAAAAATTATCTAAAAATAATATCCATATTAAGAGAAAATAAAAATAATCAATAATAGTATAATGAAATATTCTAAACGCCTATCTGTCAAAAAATCTAAATCGATGAAACATCCTGCAAAAAAAACTTCTAAACGTAATATGAAAAAATCGGCCAAGAAAGGACCGATGCGTTCAATGAAAAGAAAATTAAACAAAAATAAAAGAACTAAAAAGAAAAGGGGTGGATTCGTGCGCGCTGGTTCTGTTCAACATTTTATTACCTGTCTAGGAAATATTGTTTGGGGGTAAATGAAATTACTCTATAACTATATCAAGATCATTCCAATAATGAATCTTGTTTTCAGCATGTTGTGAAAAATTAATTATACATCCAAAATCAACTGGTGTATTTTCTTTTTCAAGTTGGTCAAAATATTTTTTTACTTGTGTTTTTTCAACATCTTCTATAGATTTTTTTGTAGAAGCCTTTAGTTCTAGTATTATATTTCCGGTCTCATATGATTTATTCGGATGTATAAATAAATCTATACGATTCGAAGATAGAATATGTTTTAGTCCATTTGAATCTGTATAAATTACATTAAGATACCTTTCAATATCAATATTAAACCCATATGTCATTAGTTCATGAAAAAGTGCTTTCTGATAAATTTGTTCTGTATAACCACGACCAAGTTGTGAATATACTTTTTCAGAACTTTTTACAATAATAGAATATACTGCTTTTAGATGGTTCATTTGTATATACTATCGTTTATTTCTTTAACTTATTGATATTCAGACCAACTTTCTTTATTAAAGGGAGATATGTTGTAAGTATCTCTATTCTTTTTAAATTTTAAGACCTGTTTATCATTTTGACTATATTCATTTACATAATTTAAATTAATACGTTCTTTATTTTTAGGTGTTGGTTTTACGCCATAACAGTTGGCGCCGAATTTAAAATCTTTATTCTTATAGTACCCTGCGTTTATACCTGGCATACCACATTTTTCCGAATTAATATCTTCATCGCTAAGTTTATTCCAGAATTCTTGTTGAATTGGGTATGCTGCGATTTGGTCGCCTATCCACCCCATAGAACACCAGTTAGCACCTCTTTTATAAGCATCCATAAGCTGCTGAACTGTTGCTAGTTCAGAATCAAATGAACGACAAACTAATTTAGCTTCATCATAGGTAAAAATATTCTCAGATACATGGAAGACCTGATTTCCTTCACTGTCAACTTCTTCATCTTCATCCTCACTATCTTCAACAATTTTTTGTTCTATACCAACAATCCAATTATAGAGTGCCTTTAGGTCAAATGTAATATGGAGGTGTTTGTATAATAAATATACAAAAACTACTAACCCAACAGAAACTCCTACCATTAGAAGCGTATGTTTTTTTTTAGACACAGAATTAAGTGATTTATTGAACTGTCTGTTATAATAATTAAAACTATTATTCATTATATATTATAAAAATAAAATTTTATTTCGTAGTTCGTCTATAAAATAAACAATATGCATTAGATGTGTTAACACTACTCATTTTCATAACAGTGGTATCATTAAATTCATACCATTTGTTATCATTTTTACAATAAGATGTATAATGTCCTCCACGACTACCACCATAATGGTTACAAACACTATATAATTCATATTTATTATTAGTATCATTGTTATATTTAGACATGTCCAGATCTTCTGGGAATTCTATATTGTTATTTAGTTTCATGTTATTATTATTAAAACGGTTAATTGTAAAAATAATAATTTTAGGAAGTCTAAATAATTTCATTTGTTTATAAATATCTTTAGTTTCACCTTCATCATTAATTTTATGTGACTCCAATGTTTCTTTTTCTAAATACAAATCTATACAGTCATATATAGAACAATCTTCTTTATTATTAATAGGCAATGGTACAAAACATATAGGTTGAAAATTATTAGAATAAACTTTACCAGTTTCTTTATCAGAAATTACTGTTAAAATTTGACCATAAAATAGTTCTATAATTTTAGAATAATCATTTTCATAAAAATCACTCCAAGATTTTTCAGACTCTTTATTTAGACCTTCCAATTTCCTTAAGCTTTTAAATTTCTTTTTTTCAGAAAAACAATCGTGAAAAATCTCTAAAACAACCATCAAAAATTCTTGTATATCATTCTGCATATTTACAGAAAATCCTAGATTTATCCCCTTTTCATTACATATTTGTATTAAATTTTTAAAAAAACTTTTTGGTGATATAATACAGTTATCTTCCCATAATCCATTTAAAAGTTTGACCCAATTTTTTACAAATTCTGTATTTATATTATCATCCTTATCTTTAATTTTTTTTTCGTATTTTTTAGAACGGAAAAAATCAGTCAAATCAAGGGTGTGACTAAGACTTTGTATAGCAGAATTAATATAACAAGTATTACCATAATTTACTAATCCACTTAGACCTTTACCACTATAGTTGGTAAAATCATCCTCTATCATTTTATTTATTAAGTAAAAAACTTTAAATAATAATATAATACTATTTATTATGTCTTATAATGATATATCTTCACAAAGATTAAATAATACCTTAACCCATATAATTAATAACCAGAATACTATGTTTGATATATTACAACAACTAACAAGAAATTCATTAAATAGTAGATCGCGAACAAGATCTAACAATTTTAGAACGCAGGCTACAACACCATCACCACCAGTCCGTGCTCCTTTTAATGAAAATTCTACTAATATTCCACGACCAACAACACCAACACCGGAAACATTATTTAGAGATATAGAAATATCTCTTTCAGAACCTATAAATTATCATATACTAAATTCTATTTTTAATCCTTCATCAGAAATTAATACAGAAGTATCTATATCTATAGACAATTTATTAGATAATACGCACTTAAAACTGTATAATAGTTTAGAAGAAGAAGAAACGATGTGTGCTATATGTCGTATAGATTTACAACAAAATGAAATTATAAGAAAAATTAATAGTTGTGGTCATATATTCCATCATAATTGTTTGGATAATTGGTTAAAAACTAATCATACATGTCCGATATGCAGATGTTCATTAAAAACAAATAATAACACTATTACTAATGAGGAAAGTATGCTTTAATAATGTTTATTTAAAGTTAATCAGTATTTCTATTATAAATGGTAGAATTAATTAATGCTATTAATTTTTGTAATCTTTTAACTATTATAGGTTTTTTTATAACCGTTATTAGTAATTATACTATAATTAGTAAAAGATATAATGCTTTAATCTTTATTGTTAATACATTTATTTTGTGTATGACTTTTGTTCTTGCTCTTTTAAAGATTTATCCTGAAAAAATAGATATAGATATTAATATAGTCAATTTTAGTATACAATTTTTGTGTGGGATATTTATGTTGGGATTATCGGATATTAGTATTTGTATAGGCATTCTTTGTATACTGGGTTCTCTTCTGAATATATTTTATGTTATTTTTAGACATAGTATTTCCGAGAATAGTACTGATGGATTAACCGAAGTCTCAGAAGAAAATAATTAATTTCTAATATTAATATAATGGAACTTATACTTATACTTGCTTTAATTCTTATACTATTTGTTGTCTATATATTAGTTAAAAAAGAGACATTTACTTCTAGAGGGGATATTAAAATAAATAAAGATTCGTATGCTTACAGAACTAAACGTTTAAGCGATGCGCTTAAATGGAAAGAATATGAAGCATCCCAGAATTCGTTCAAAAAATTTCAGATCGGAAATAGTAATTTACATTAATTACATGAAACCCATCCCTTTTTGGAAAATTCTGGTGTGACATATTCAACCTTTTCTTTTGGAATATCTATTTTATCACCAAATATACTATATATAAAGTCTTTTAGTTTTTTACCTGCATTTTTTATACCATAATTTTTAACAAAATAGTTTCTTGGCGAATAGGAATCATAATTGTTTAAAATTTTATCTAATTTTTCTTCAAAATCATTTTCATCATTAAAGAATTCACCAGTTTCTTCGTTTACATATTTCCACCCACCAACTAGTTTTGTATTTACTAAACATCTTAAATTATGGGCTAAACTTTCACACAATACTCTTGGAGATGCGTCATGTACATTAGGTATAAAAATGATTTTACATTCATCATATTTTTTTACCAGATCATAATAATCTAATTTTTTTGTAGTATCAATATTTAGACTGGTACACCCTTTTATTTTACAACCTTCTCTACCAACAAGTAATCCTTTTAGTTTCTTTTTTTTACAAAGAATACTAATACATTTTTCTGCTAATTCAAGATTTTTATTATAGGCAACCCATTCTGTTTTACTACAGTCTTTTAAATTATCTCTATGACAAATATACAAAAAGTCATACTTTTTTTTTACATCTTTATTTTCTTTATGAATCTGACAATCAATAAAATCTGATTCACTAATTAATTCGCGTTTCATATTTTTGGGCAAATAATCATCCGGATTCCTAAAACAATGTAACCACCCTTTACCCATATTTATCCATTTTTTATAGTTGTATTTATTTGTAGTATCGTTATATCCATCACTAGGATTATATGGCTGATTCGGAAATTCTTGATAACTAGAGATTCCTAATATATTAAATTTATCCTTAATGGATTTATTATATATCTCCTCATCATTATTCTTATAAAATGGACGGGATAGCAATGCCACATTTAATATATTCCCATTATTATCATATAAATTAACCCAAGGCCGATCTAATTTTTTTTTATTTTTTTGTTCTGTAAAATGTTCTCTATTTATAAATAATTTAAATAAAATAAAGATTATAAACAAAAATATTATTATAAAATATTTGTTTAACATACTATTTAATAATATATTTTAAATATGTATATATTATGAATATAATACATACTGAACCATATAATAATACCTTTTTGAAACGATTTACATTTAATAAAAAATTAGGGTCAGGTTCATTTAGCACGGTTTATAGTGTATATGATAAATTAAATTCAAGAACAGTTGCACTAAAAATAAATACAAATAACAAGTGTTTTAAAAATGAAATAAATATTTTATCTAAACTTAAATCAAAAGAAAAGAATAATATAATTAAACTGTTAGAATCCTTTTACTATGATAATACAGAATATACGATTCTTAAAATGTATGATATTTCTCTTAAAGAATATATAAAGAATTATACTAGTTCTGTTGACGAAACTACTAATATAGCTCGTAAAATAAACAATGGAATGATTTACTTAAAAAAAAATAATATTATACATTGCGACATTAAACCAGACAATATACTTTTTAAAGATAGTAAATTAAAGGATATAGTAATTATCGATTTTGGTATTTCTTTATCAAAAAATAAAATATATAATCACAATGTTATACAAACAATTTACTATAGAGCTCCTGAAATATTATTAGGTACTAAGTTTGATTGTAAAATAGATATGTGGAGTTTAGGGTGTGTTATTTATGAAATATTTTATAGAACCCCATTATTCCCTTATAAAAAAAATGATGAATTATTTTTAAACCAGAACATTATATTAGATAGCCCTAATTCTAATTTTATTAAAAAATTTCCAACTATCCATTCATTTTATGATAATATTAATTCACCAACGTATTTATTACATAAAGGATTAATTTATGCATTTAAACACTATAGATTCATGGAACTTCATACCGAAAGTAGTATTATAAATTTAGTTCTTACATGTTGTAAATGGGATCCCTTAGAAAGACCATACCCCGAAGAATTCATAATATAGGATTTGCTAAATTATATTTATTATTATTTAATTTAACTTTTTTTGTGCGTTCTATATCTGGGGGGAAATTATTTCTTTTTGTAATAAAATAATCATTATATAAATTACCAAATTTTGTGTCATTAAATGTAAAATAGAAAATACGTCTCGAATGGTCGGTTGTATTCTTAAAACTTCTATGTGCAACAAACGAATCAAATAACAACAAATCACGCGGTGTTGTTTCTGAAAAATCCCATTCTAATTTATCTTCTATTTCTTTTTTTATTTCCCCCATACCTTCTTTATTATAATCACATTCCTTCACGAATTTGGTTTCTCCTTTACCAAATTGTAAACACCCATTTTGTTTAGTTGAATTATTAGCAAATAAAGCAACTGATATATAGATATTGGGTTCGAAATCAGTCCAGGCTGGGTGATCCTGATGTGCATTAAATCCATTACCTCCACCATGTTTCCAGTTTAATTTATCCTTGAAAAGATTCATATCTGAACCATTAATACTGTTTACTTTAGGATATACTTTAGTTTTCATAAATTCATTAAGTTCTGGGTAGTAATCAATAAATTGTTCTATTCTTGATTTCTTTTTTTCCTTTTCAAAAAAAATCATCCATTTATTAGCAGTTTCTTTCCAGGTTTCAAGTGTATTTGCAAAGTTTACAATTTGTTCAGACTCTTCTTCTGTAAAAAAATTTTTAATTAAAACAAATCCATTTTTATTAAAGGTTTCAATATCTCCCATATAAAAATAGAATAAATTGTCTTTAGGTTATATATTTAATTAAATAATTTATTATTATATATGTTATTTAGTGTTTTAATAACATTTTTGATATTAGATTCGATTTATCTTACATTAACCAAAAATTATTATAATAATTTAGTTACAAAAATTCAAAAATCTCCTTTAAAACTAAAAATAATGCCTGCGGTTGGTGCATATAGTATAATACTGTTTTCTTGGTACTATTTTGTATTTCAAAATATCAAGAATCAGAGTAAAAAAAAAAGTATAATAGATTCTGCTGTATTAGGGTTCTGTATGTATTGTTTATTCGATTTTACAAATATGGCTATTTTTAAAAACTGGGATCTTAAAACTGTTATTATAGATTCTATATGGGGGTCTATATTATATACATTAACTACTATTATTTATTTAATATCAATATAATTAGCATCTTCATCGTATGTATGTGGTTCTTCTGGAAGGGAATTTTGATATAGATCATTATTAGTATACATAGGATTTTCAAAAGAGGTGGTTGTTCTATTTTCTGGAACTGTAGTAGGAACCTCTGGAGTTTTTTTACAAAAGATTAGTGTGTAGATAATAACTGCTAGAACAATAAAAGCAAGCGCTCCAAAGATACTAAAAATAATAACCATTTCATCATTATCATCATCATCCTTAGAACTATCAGAGTCTGATGGATTAGTAACAATCCTATTACTTGTGGTTGTAACTGTTTGTGTACTAGTATTCTTTTGAACTGTAGTTCTGGTATTAGATTCAACTGTTGTATTATAGGGAACTGGGTGTGTATGATTATTAGTTAGGTTAGTATAAACGGTTGTTGGTTCCGGAGTTGAACTAGACAAATCTGTTACTGTAGAAGAGGTAGTAGTATCATTTGTTGGTCTAGTAAAGTTTTGTGTAGAACTAGAGGTGGAAGTGGATGTATGAGTAGAACTAGTCGTGGAAGTGGATGTATGAGTAGAACTAGTCGTGGAAGTGGATGTATGAGTAGAACTAGTCGTGGAAGTAGTAATATAATCTAATCCATCAGGACCAATAAGTTCAGATTTAACAATTAGATAAGAACCTTCATCATAATATCTTTCAGTGTTATTATAATTAATGAGGTGATTATCACCAATAGAAATAGATTCACACATGTCTCTTCGGTCACATTTATTTCTAAATTTGTTTAGACAGTTATAGTTTTCGTTAGAAGTGCAGTAATCAATATTAAGTTTATTAATGATATTTGCGGGATTACTTGTACCTACTGAATTTTTATAAACCTTAAAGTCAGGAAACATATATTGGTTCATTTCGTATTCACACCCATTTACACAACTTTCTTTTATAAAAGTATCAGTATAATTTATTTCATGTTTAATTACATCTTCTTCCTCACATTTACATTGATATGTTTTATCGAATAGTTGACAACCACTATAACATGACAAAGCCTCATTCTGATCGAGTGTTCCAAACATACAATGTAGATCACACCAATACCAATAATGACAATCATTAATAAAAAATATAGTATAAGTTGGATTCAGTGGAACACTAACCATAAATCCAAATGAAGGTGAAAATATACTATCATCTACGACTTTTACACTTACTATATTAATACCATCTGTATGATTATCTCCAAAGAAATGTAATTTAATATAACTAATATGTTGTGTATAGTTTAGAATACTAAGGTCAAACCCAGTATTACTTGTATTAAGCACACCAATAAAAACATAATCAACATCATTATGACTAACACTAACATGAGCCTGCGTTGAAGAATTATTGTACGTATTAATAATAAGATCAACACCTGGAGTATCTATAATAGTTTCGTCAACAAAAGATACTGTAATAGTATCATCCGGAAAAAATGTAAGATATGTATTTTGGTTATCACCTAGAACAAAATCACTCGAAATCGATAGATTTGAATTATCTAGATTTCCTCCAGTAATTTCATTTTTATAGGTATGTAAATATACAATATTATCAACATATCCATCGCCATCGATAGTATTACCATAACCCCAAACGCCTGGTAGTAATTGTGTGCAAGTTGGTGGGGTAACTTCTCGGATTAGATAAGTACCATCTTTAACATCAGTAAAATTAAAGTTACCATTATAGGAAGTAGTAATAGGCTCATCTACCTCGTGCTTACCATTATGATTCATATCAATATAAACATCTGTATCAATAAGTTCAAACATCAGGCCACTTGTTTCAATAAATCCATAAATTGTATGTGTATCATCATCATCATAATACCTTGTCAGTTTTCGATAGCTAGAAATATTTAGAGAGGTGGACATAGGTGTCCCAAGTTCTGTAAGAAGATTACAGGTTTGTACTGAATTATTATACATATTAGATACACCTACACATAAACTACTATTGCTACATCCATCTTTACACGTTTCCAAATTATCGTAACTATTAATAATATATGTGTCATTTAGACTTGTTGAAAATATATATTTACCAGAATCTACTAGTGTATAATCTATAACCGTTGATAGTGAAAGAATAGAAGGGATTATCGACATAAAATACCAAAGGATTGACATTATATGTATTATGTATAATTCTTTATATATAAACAAAAAAATTGATTTTTTTTATAACTATAAGTTTAATAAATGATTCGCCCAGAAGTAAAAACTCTTCTAACACTACTTAGAATTAGTGAAGATAATGATTTGATTATACAAAAAATAAAAGATGTTAAAAAATTAATAGATAATACCGAATTTAAGTTGATTATAAATGGAGACAACCCAATACACCTAAATTCACTGACCTATAACCTTATATCAACGTATAATTGTTGGTCATTAAAATCACAAATTGAATATGAAATATTTGTAAAAAAAAACACTAACCTAAATAGCTTATACCAATATGTAAAGTCTATATAATTTATTATAGTAATTATAAATGTATTACTTATTTTTTTATACTATTTATATATAATGTCTGAAGTTATTCTAGATGAATTAGACCTTAAATCCAGTGGTATAGATACAGTATCATTTGATAGTAAAATTAATAAATTAATATCAAGCATGGTTAATACCGATGATCTTAATAAAAAGAAAAAATTGCAAAAACAAATAAATACACTAAAAAAGGAAAAATCTTATTATAAGGTAAAACAATATTTTAAGAAATTTATGGCAAATATATTTATCCTTGGGTTATTTACAATAAATCTTATAGCAGTAGCTGTATCTATGTCTTGTTCTAGAAAACTAGGGATATTTAAACGTCTTTCTTCCGCCCTCTATGCCTTCTTTTTTAGTATACTGTATATATTTATAAATTATAGATATTATAGACTTACTGTTAAAAAGGACACAACAAGTTGTAATATATGTCCAAATAATCCATTTGCTCTTTAAAATTTATATTATATTATTCTATATGAATAGACTATTATTTTTTGTTTTGAAAATTATAACAGTATTATCAGTTCTTATTGGTTATATAATATATAATAAATTTTTTTTAAAAAATAATAACTTTAAAAGTTTTCCACCATGGAAATCTAAATGTCCTGATATGTGGGAAGTAGTCGATGATACTAAATGTAAAAACGTACATAACATAGGTAGTTGTAGTATTACTTCTGATAAAATTATGGATTTTAATGAAGCGGTTTTTAAAACTAAGGATTCTGATTATTATAAATGTACATGGGCAAAAGAATGTGGAATATCTTGGGAAGGTATAGATAATTTATGTATTTAAAACTAAATATGAATATTATAGAATGAATTGGTTAGATAAATATAAACCAAAAATTCCAGAAGATTTATTAATTTCAAAAATTAATTATGACCAAATATTTGAATGGTTAAATAATTTTAAAAATAATAAATCAGGACATAATTGTTTATATTTATATGGACCATTAGGTTGTGGAAAAACAATCATAGCCCATACCTTTTTGAATTATTTTAAATATGAAATTAAGGAAAAAAATCTTTCAAATCTAACAAAAAAAAAGGATTTTAACCAAGATATAAATGATATTTTGCATAAAAAAAATATTTTAAATATGTTTAACAAAAATACAAAGGAAATCAGTATTATTCTTGATGAGATAGAAGGATTAACCAATAAAGAAGTCTATATGTTTAATGATCTATTATCGATAATATTTTCTAAAAAAAAATATAGATATTTAAAATATAATCCATTCATTATTATTTCAGATTCATTAAATAAAAAAATGAAACCATACAAATCTAAGTGTCTTTTTATAGAAATAAAAATGCCAGATTTTGAATCTATTGAAAATTATTGTAAAAAAATTCTTGAGAATGAAAATATAGTATTTGATAAAAAATTAGTCCAAAATATTATAGAAAAAAGTAAGTTTGATATAAGACAAGTCATAATTAATCTAGAACAATCATTTACTGAATTAAATGGAAACAATAAAATGATTACAAGCTATAAAAATGTAGAATTAAATGATTATAAATATATAGAAAATCATTTTAAAAAATATAGTGGATATGAAAATTATAGTTGTAATATTAATAAAAATTTTGCATATATGTTGTTTTATGAAAATTTTATAGAATATATCTTAAAAAATAAAATATCTAATAAATTAGAAACTATAATTAGTATATATAAAAACTTTTCGGATTCAGATAATCTAGACTATTTATTGTATAAATATATGAAATGGGAACTTATAGACTATAATAATACCTATAAAATATCTAGGAATTCTTATTTAATAAATAATAATAAACAAACAGATACTAATAAAAATATAGATTTAAAATACTCATTACTACTTAATAAAAACTCATTAGAATTTATTAACCTTAAAACTATCAATCTATATCTGCCCAAAATTTTTAAAAATTCTATGTCAATAAATATTTACAATTTGGGATACTACTTAAAATTGCTAGAAGAATTAAAATTAAACAATAAGGGTATAGAGTCTATAGAGACAAATATTTTTTATAAAATAATTAAGTTTATTAATTAAACAAGTATAATACAATACTTTTTTTTCTTTTAATAATTTATATGGTTGGTGTAGGAAAAATTACACAAGAAACAGACTTCATAGTGGGAAATCCCCAGATTACATTTTTCAAGGCAGTTTATCGCAGACATTCACATTTTGCGATACAACAGAAAACTCAGAGTGGTGACCAACCGAATGTTAATGGTAAAGAAATCGTTTATACTATTAATGATGGTGGTGGCCAGCTTTTACATAGATGTTGGCTAGAGGTAGATCTAAAGGTTACAAATAATAATACTGATAGTGAAGAGTACATTAACTGGACGAATAATACTGGTCATGCTTTTGTCGAACAGTGCAAACTTAAAATTAATAATAATGAAATTGATACTCATTCCGGTGTTTGGCTAGATGTTTACAATGAACTTAATGATAAAGATGAATTAGAACACATGGGATTAAATAAACACGCAGCAAAAAACGCATACCTAACTTCCAGTAAAAGACTTGAGCCACTACACATGATTATTCCATTCAAATTCTGGTTTAATAAAAATCCAGGTCTCGCACTTCCACTATGCTCGATTGACAGAGCTTCTGTGGATTTTGTTGTTAAGTATAGAAAACTTACACATCTGGTGAATACTACCAATGGAGTAGTTATCCCAGCAGCAACAACAACTATTACCGCTCCTGAAGTTACATTTTTCAGTGAGATTATTCATTTAGATATTGATGAAACCAGACGTTTTACACAAAACAGACACGAATATTTAATTGAAACTTTACAGGAGAAACAGGAAGATTTTGATAGTAATGTTAGAATTAATTTCTCTCACCCTGTTAAAGAATTAGTATGGGTTATTAGACACCAAACCCGATTTGAGGGTACTGCTGCTACATCCGCGGATTCTCCTGTGGACGCAACAAAGAATATTTCTTATAATAGTAATGGCGAGGCATTTAATACCGTTGCTAATAATCTTCTCGCCACCACCGCAAAACCTGCCAACGGTAATGACTATTTTGATTATTCTTGTGGTTCTCTTGGAGCCATAGGGGATAGCATGGACTCTACTCATGGTGGTAATAATATTTATGGTAATCACGATCAGGGTTGCGAATGGTTTGATACATTCCAGCTTGATATTAGTGGTGAAACCCAGTTTGATAAACTTAAGGCATCATTCCTTAGAACATCGTTGCCGGCTCAGTATGGTCACAAAGTCCCGAATAAGCACGTCTACTGCTATTCTTTTTCGCTAAATCCAGATGAATATTCGCCGAGTGGTGTAAAGAATCTTTCTAACTCGAGCCACCAGTTGCTAAGATTTACTGAACCTATTACCGCAACAAATAGCGATGTAAAGATTACAATTTTTGCTGTTAACTATAACATATTTAGAATTATGAATGGTAAAGCAGCGTTAATATTTTCCCAATAAATTATAATAACTATATATAATAATGGGTGGATTAATACAGTTAGTTGCTTATGGAGCACAGAATGCATATCTAACAGGTACACCTGACATGACTTTTTTTAAAAGTGTCTTTAGAAGACACACAAATTTTTCTATTGAATCTATTAAACAAACTATAGATGGCGACTCTTCTTATTCCGAATTTGATGTTAGTACTATAGTTTCACGAAGTGGTGATTTGCTATCCAATGTTTGGGTTGAAGCAAATTTACCATCTATACAAGGTGTTAATGATATTGATCAGAACGATATTACCTATACATCATGGTGTAATAATACTGGATGTGCTTTTATTAAAGAGTGTTCTATAGATATAGGAGGGAACCAGATGGATAAACATGATTCTATTTGGATGGATATTAATAATGAACTAAATGAAAGAGATAAATTAGTTCGTCTGATGATTAATAAACACGGAAGTTTCCCAATTGTTAATGACCCTGGTCCAGAAAATAGACAGGTCCCTATATTACATCTTATGATACCTCTTAATTTCTGGTTCTGTAAAAATACAGGAGTAGCACTCCCACTTATTGCTTTGCAGTATCACGAGGTTAAACTTAACTTTACCTTTAGAGCTTTAGAAAATCTTATAGTCTCTTCACACGAAACACGGGCGGCAATTGATACAGCGCCAGATATTAATGTGTGGTGTGATTATATATTTTTAGATGAAGAGGAAAGAAAAAGGTTTGCACAGTCAAAACACTCTTATTTAATTGAACAGGTCCAATTAAATGTTGAAGAAATAGAAGTAAACAGTCAGAACCAGGATATAGATCTTTTCTTTACTCATCCAGTAAAAGAGTTAATATGGGTATTTACTGATTTTGGTAGAAATACAGAAGTTAATTCATCACAAAATACAGCAAACCCAGGAATATTTAGTCCACCCCTATTAGATCCGACTGGCACAACTATAAAAATAGATGGTAATGGTGTTGCTGGTGTTGATGGAGGCGGTAATGATTACTTTAATTATAGTGCAAGTTTTGATAATACTGTAATCAATGGGTTAGAATCTGGTTCCTTTATGGGAAATAGTAATGCTATGGAAAACTTTGGAACTATGTGTCTAAAAATGAATGGACATAATAGATTTGAAAAAAGAAATGCTTCCTATTTTGGAAAAGTACAGCCATACCTAGCAAAACATGAAATACCTAAAAAACATATCTATTGCTACTCCTTCTCACTAAATCCTAGAGAATATCAGCCAAGTGGTGCCTGTAATTTTTCTAGACTTGATACAGTTCAAATGGAGTTTAGTAGTCTTGGTACTAAACAACGGAAAATAAGAGTATATGCCGTAAGTTATAATATACTACAAATCGTTGGTGGAATGGCCGGATTAGCCTTCGCACATTAAATAAAAAATATAAATAACTATAGAAATTAAATAATCTAGTTGGTAACGATTACATCACGATTAATAAATGTTTCTACTTGCTCTATAATTTTTGCCCTTTCTTCATCATTTTCATAAAAGTTTGTAGATACATCTAGATACAAAACATTTATACCTTTAGATACATTATCCTTCATCCATTCTTCATGGTTATTATGTAACTGTTTAAGATATTCAAGTGGAATCCCAGACTCTTCGGTTCGTGACCTTTTTTTAATTCGTTCTTCACTAATCTCAGGATTTGTCTTTAGATAGATGAAATATTTAGGCGTAATATCAAATTTTTTACACAACCATGTATGCCAATTACAATAAATATCATATTCTATTTTAGACATTTTCCCATTCTCAAAACAATTTTTCGCAAAACAAATCTTATCAGTAAAAACAGACCTTTCTACAAACTTAATCCTTTTGTCTGGCGCATCATCAACTGCCTTAATCCTACTAATAAAGGAATTCATCTGGAATGTAAATGACCATCGTTCCTGATCACTATAAAATTTATCCAGAATATTTTTATTATCAGAATCCTTCGTAGAAAGCCACTGGTCTACAGGTTCATATACTACTGTTTCATTCTTATACAATTTGTCCAAAAAATCCAAAAAGGTTGTCTTGCCCGTACCAATGTTTCCTTCGATGTAGATTTCAGTCATTATGTATTGATATTGTATTTATCAATATAAACTTTAAGTTTATCAATTTTATTAATATTTAATTATAATTTTGAGGGACCCTGATATGCAGGGTTTGTAACTGTAACACTGGTATTCTTTTTAGTTCTATTTAAACTATTTCTTCTTGGTGAAGGAGATGGAGAACCCCTATTATTTTTTCTATTTAAACTATTTCTTCTTGGTGAAGGAGATGGAGAACCCCTATTATTTTTTCTATTTAAACTATTTCTTCTTGGAGAAGGAGATGGAGAACCCCTATTATTTTTTCTATTTAAACGATTTCTTCTTCCTGTATTTAATGTATTATTGGGTCCAGGGGTTCTTGCTGGTGATAGTGATGGTGATAGTGTTCTTTCAGACGGTGGTTCAGGCGATAGTGTTCTTTCAGACGGTGCCACCGACGATGGTTCAGGTGATGGTTCAGGTGATGGTGATGGTGATGGTGATGGTGATGGAGATGGTGATGGAGATGGTGTTTGTACGAGTTGAGGAACATCTGCTTTATAAAACTCGCTAATGTTTTTAAAGTTAACAAGTAAATCTTCTATTTTTTTTTCTCTTTTTTCTTTATAAACTGTATTAAAATCTATCTCCGAGGAAACCTCAGAAACGATTTCTTTTAAAGCAAGCCATATATCAGTTTGAATTTCTCCGGTTTTATTTGATTTTGTTAAAAATCGTGAAGAAATATCATTTAATTCAAATAGATTATCAAGAAATATATATAAACTTATACATGTTCTAATATCTTGTTTTTTAATATTAGATATATTTCCGAATCTAGTAACTATTTTTTCAACTTCTTCACTATCATAATAACCGAATCCTTTCAACATAGATATTAATTTATCTAACGTTTGTTTATCTAATTGTTTAGTAAGAAGTTTATCCCAGTATTTATTAATTATAGACGAAAAATTATTGCTAATATATAGTAATTTATTATTAAGATTAACCTTTTTTTCTATACTGGTTTTAACCCTCGCTTCATCTAATGTATTATTTTTGACCAATCCCTGTTGAATTGTACCAAATCCCTTTTTAATTGCATCAAATAATCCACTCCCCTTCATTTTACTAGTTTTTTTTACCGATTTTTTTTTACTATAAACCCGTTTGTTTTTTTTTGTATTTCTAATTTTGTTTGCCATTATAATAATAAAATAAAATATTAAATTATATGATAGTAATATTTTTTTATATAATATTATTCCTAATATTATGTTACCGACACCATACACTAAATTCTACAGAAAGATTTAGCGTTCCAACTAGTGATGAACGTCCATTTGTTAATGTATACGATAATAATAGAAACCAATTAAAAATAGTTCTTTTGTCACATCCATTTACACGTGATTCATCATGGGAACAATATAAAAAATATAAAAAAGATAACTTTTTAATACTTGGTATAGCAAGTTATAATGAATTCCCTAAAATAACTAAAAATAAGTTTGACGTTTTAAATAATCCAAAGGAAAAGGCATGGACATATAATTATATGGAACTTCTAGATGGATGGTTGCACTGTTTTAGAACCCCAGATAAATATATTTCTAATTCTATGCCTAAAGCTTTAATTTCAGAATCCGATTTTACTAACTATAGTCTTTATAAACCAGATATATCTGTAAAGAAGATATACGACTATATATACGTTTGTCCTAAAGATAAAACCGATGACTGTTATGGATGGGTATCTGAAAACAAAAATTGGAAATTAGGTGTAAAATGTATAAAAATATTAAGTGGTAAATTAAAATTAAAAGGTTTAATTGTTGGTAGAAAAGGATGCCCTATGCCTAAAAATTGTGATCATTTATTAACAACTACCGATTTTTTATCTCAAAAAGAATTAATCAATAGCTACAGACAATCAAAATTTGTTCTACTACCTAATAAAACAGACGCATCTCCTAGAGTTCTAACAGAAGCATTATGTACGGATCTACCTGCATTATTGAATTATCATATCGTTGGTGGGTGGAAATATATTAATGAAAAAAATGGGGTTCTATTTAAAAATCTCGATGATATTGAAAATGGAGCCAAACATATTCTGAAAAATATTGAAAGTTTAGAGCCAAGAAAGCAATACTTAAATAATTATGGAAAAGAAAAAAGTGGAAAAATACTGAAATCTTTTATAGAAAATAATTTTAGCAATAAAATATCCTTTAATAATGTAGACTATCTAACTTTATAAACTTAATAATTATTCATATTGTATTCTTCGAGTTGTTCCTCGTAATCATTGCGCGAATCACGATACTGTTGATTATAGGTTTCTTTTTGGTCGTCTGTATAAGAACCCCAAATCTTCCCAAGTTCCTTCATAACATCACACATCTGTAGATCTGGTTGTTTATCCTTAACCTTTCCCCGGAACTCATCGCAGAAAATTAGAAACCCTGTTTTTGGCCTCTTAGGGGCATTAGGATCTTTGTGTTTCTTAAATTTAGTCTGGGGTCCTAGAAACATCTCAATCAATTCATCTGATTTGTCAACCGACCCAAGTTCTCGTGCAACTTTACGAATCAAATCTTTATGCGATTTGAACCACATTTGATTGATATCAACAGTCATGTTATGGAAAGGAAGACTCATTTTATTATACTTATATATATCGTCTTTTCATTAAGTCAATTTTATTAATATATATTATTTAATTAATAAGACCCTTATAATTATATAAAATACTCTAAATAAAAAATAATATAGTCTATTTGTATATGAATCAATGTAATCTAATAATACTAACATTTATAGTTACCGGGTTATGGGATGTTGTTTTGAGAATAATGGCAGAGAACTATGACAAACTACCACAGTATTTTAAAACCCATAAATTTATAGAATATCTAATTCCTTATTTTAAAAAACACACTCTACTTTCTGCCGCATTAGTTGCAGCATTTGTAGGCGCGACCACACAATATATAATACTAAATCTTATAAGCTTTCCATCGCAAAAAAGTTCCATTTATGAAATTATGAAATTTTTACTAGTATCCTTTATAATAAGCGGACTATATGGATTTATTATGAAATGGAGTAAATTATTTCCACATTTAGAAGAAACTTACTATAAAAAATTAGGACATTTAAATGGCGCATATCATGATGGTATTTCTGGATTAATAGTTCAAGTTACAATATTAATACTACTTAGGATATTAGTTTAAATATTTTAACACTAATATAGAAAAACAATCAATATAATTATCCCATATACATTGTGTATTTTTTAAAAAATCTGTTTGTTCTTGTAATTTCCACCCATTTTTTGTAAAAAGTTTAATTATTTCCAAATCAGATAATACAAATTCTATCTTAGGTTTTATAAACCGTCCAGAATAATAATACTTTATTTGTGTTTCATTTATAAATTTTACAAAATTAGAACCACTTGCTATAATATTGTTGTTAGATATAATTTTATTTAGTAATCTTTTGTTTAAAAATTTAATTACTATTGTTGTACCACTCTTACAAACTTGAGAAAGATTTTGAATAAGTTTATTATGATCTGTACAATAGTGTATAGTATTTAACATAAGAACAACGTCTATATTACTTAGGTATATATTTTGTTTATTTGTATATTTCGTCCAGTTATCATTAATATCTACTAGACTAAATTCATTATTGTTTTCCATCATAGAAATATCACAATCAAATCCATGATATTTATTGCAACCTGAAATACGTTTTGTTTTATTAGAAGAAAACCCACATCCGATATCTAATATATCTTTTTTATAGCATATCTTACAAATTAGTCGATTTAAATAGGTAATATTTCTATCTACAAATGAAAAATCATTCTGTTCATAATATTTTGGAATATCATCAAATACTAAAATATCTTCAATAGTCCATCCATGTTTAAAATAATTCTCTATTTCTTCTACAATAAATCGATTATTTGGTAAGACTTTATCTAACCGTTCCTCTCCTATATACCATATTTTATTAATTTTATTATAATAACATCGATATACTCCATTTACAATGGAATTATTAGTTAATGATTTACTATTATATATATTTTTAAATTTAATCGAATTATGATAGTAAAATGAATTATTCATAAATAATAAATCTAATGTAATATGACTATCTGGCTTTAGTTTAATAATGTTATCTCCATCTAACAAAATCCACCCATCCGTCTCAAAAATAGAATATGATAAATTTTTTATATTTATAAAATCATTATATAAATCGGTTTTGGAAATAGACCAGACTATTTTAGGCCACCATAAACATTTGGATTTATGTTTATTTTGATTTATATAATTTTTAAAGGATTCTACTTCTGTCCTTTCATATAGTTTATCATCAAAACTAAAATCTGTTGTTAAATCTTTTACATAGGGGTGTTGTTTTCTTAGATAATTATTTATATCAAATGATTCAATTACTATATATACAGTAGTATTATTTATAGTAATTTGTTCGCATTTTATACTATCTAAATTAAATACATCCATTATATCAAAATAATCTATACTTGGATAACAATTATTCACCTTTAGATCAGTTTTTATACCATCTGCCTTTTCTGTTATATAAATAGTATTACTTAATCCTGCAATATTTTTCAGTGTACTATTACAAGCATTAGAATTTATTAAAGTTTTATTCGAATTTGTATATATATGAATTATATTTTTTAGGGTTTTAGAGTAGTCATATTCTATAAAGTTCACCTTTTGCTTACAAACCCTTCTTAATAATTTTAATGTATTTTCCCATTTACAAATTACTTTATTATAGTCGTTTTTTTTTACATAGTCATTAACTTTTATTAATCTATTTAACCCACATAGATAGATATAATGTATTACTTGATAACCATAATAGTCTGTTCTATTATCTAGTATATAAACCGGTGATATATTAAAATCTAGTTTACTATAAAAAAACATAAATAATTCTTGTAAATAGTTCAGATTTGATTTACTATTATTTTTAATAAGATATATAATTATTTCTATATAATTTGAATTTGTTATATATTTACCACAACAATAATATATTTCATTTGCAATTAGTTTATTACATTTGTAATTAGTTACAGAATATTTATATAAGTTAATCATACTTCTAAAATCATCCGTTGATTTATAAATATTAAATAGTAATTTTATAACAGTTGTTTCTTTAGCTATAGTAAATCTAATATGAGTTATGTCTATAACATTATAAAACTTTCTTATACATTTACACAATATATCAACCGGTATTAAAGGTAAAATTGGATTAATAAATGTGGTTGAACCAATTATTTCTTGTAATTTACACATTTTTTTATAGATATTTTTACTATTATTATTATTACCAATCCATGAGTAGATTAAATTACAACAGTAATTCTGTTTGGGAGTAGGATTATTATATGTTGGGGAACCAAACAATGGGGAGAATAGTTCGACTAATTTTTTATTGTTAAAAATATATTCAAAAATACGAAGATCTTTGTTATAAATCGAACAACTAAAAATATTGAATGTGTTTTGATTATTTCCATATATAAAATAATTATTTACGTCAGTTTTATCAAGTAAATAAAGAAATGTATTAAAGTCTCCATATCTAGCACAATCTAACAATGGTGTAAATCCATAATAATCAATCTGATTATAGTAGTATTTGGGGTTATTGTGTTTTAAAAATGTCAGTATTCCTTTCCAACTAACAAATTTATTTAAATTAAAAATATCATATTTATAGCCATATAAATCAGAATGTTTTAAAAAAATTTCCAATACTTTTAAAACAAATACCCTACCTTTATTTGAAGAAGGTTCTAAGTATTTATATTCGGTTATAAACCCACCTATTCTCTCTAGTTCTGTCTTATTATTTATACTTCTTATTAAAGTAGTTATATAAAATAGGTTTTGGGTATTCCAGGCTACTAAAAAATTATTCATATATGTACTATGATTAAGGTATAATTTCCTAAATATTATTATATTTATCAATTATACTTTTAATATCTAGGTCTTTATAACTAGAAACTTCTGTAATCAGATCACCAGATAGAGTTTCATAGACATACCTATAATAAGTTAACAATGTCTCGAGAACATCTTCTGGCACATCTAGTCCCTTATTAACATACTCTCTAATAATATCTTTGTCTAGATTTTCAGGAGATAGACCCTGTGCAATTCTTGATTTATACGAACCCTTTTTCCAGTATCGGGTAGATTCGATTGTATGAATTTCATCAATAAGCATAATAGTTCCATCAGATGCTTTACCAAATTCATACTTAGTATCACACATTATTAGACCCTTCTTATCACATTCATACTGTCCGGAAACATACAACTTAAAACACTTATCATAAATATAATCCAAGTCTTCCTTAGTTAGAAGTTTATTTTCAAGAATATAGTCATAGTCAATAGGCAAATCATTCTCACATTTTGTAGTAGGAGTTAGAATAAATTTATCTAGAATTTGATACTGTTTAAGGTTCTCTGGTAGTTTATTACCACAGAAAAGTCTTTCTCCAGCAGAATATTTTTTCCACATAGATCCGGTAATATATCCACGAACAATAAATTCAATTGGAATTAGGGTACACTTTTTAGCTAGAATATAATTACTATTCTGTTCGATAACATGATTATCAACAATATCCTTTGTTTGTGTAAACCAGTAATTAGTTAGATTAGATAGAAGATGTCCCTTCCCTTCAAGTTCACACACAACCTTATTACAAGAACTCAACCTATCAGTATGCATAATAAGTATACGATTTTTATTAACATTATAAATATCCTTCACCTTACCTGTTTTAAATACAGCAGGAAGAAACCCCGAAAGAGCTTCAAACAAAACCTGTTTCTCATTCTGTTTAATTTTAGTCTTAAGAGAGTCTAGTGTATCATCCTTAGAAATTAGGATTTCTTTTTCCGCCAAAACTTCACCAACATCAAGTGTATTTGTAACAGTATGGACCATAATCCCGGTCTTATCGACTGTTCCATTTCTGGAGGCATTCCACGCATCTTCAATCGCGTTGTTTCCAGGGAAAGTATTAATTAGTGCGGGGTGAAGATTAATAAGGATTTTATCATTCATATGGTTTACAAATGCAGGCGACAAAATATGGTCCCATCCTGCAAGTACAATAACATCAGGGTTTACAATATTTACAAATGCTAGAAGTGTTTTGTCATATTCTTCTCTGGTTTCACTGGATTTATCCCATGAACGGTAGTAAACCGGTAGTTTCTTTTTGATTGAATCCGAAAGACCCAGACAATCTTTATTTGAAACAACCCCTACAATTTTACAATCGGTCAACTCCTTAGAATTTATTTTTTCGTGTACAAAATCAAGGTTGCTACCTTTACCAGAGACAAAAAATAGAATACTCTTCATTATAAAACTAATGAGTTAATTATTTAAATAAAAATAAAATAAAAGTAAAATAAATAAAAAATTTATAAATAAAATAAAGACTTAATCAACCTCTTCGACAGTAGCACCTGAAGCTGGAGCCGGTCCACCAGGCATACCACCAGGCATACCACCAGGCATACCACCCGGCATACCACCAGGCATACCACCAGGCATACCACCAGGCATACCAGTCGGGGCACCTCCAGGCATATTAGCACTAGCTTCTTCGTATAGTTTAGTCATGATTGGTTTACACTTTTCCTGCATCTCGGCAAGTTTGCTATCATAAGAGGCCGCATCTTC